TTCTGCAATCATAATTTGATCAATAGCATCTGCAGCTTTATTGGCATTTGAATGTGAAATAATTCCAAGTCCAAAGTTCAAAGCTACAGAGCAAGTAAGTGATATTGTTAATACTGTAATCTTTCTATCTGATTTCTTATTTTCCACTGAATTTCCTCCTCTTGTTTTTTGTTTGGAAATCCCTTATAATTTGATTGGTCTTTTTATAAGGGATTAGATGCGTTGGTCGGTCAAACTTGGCGCATCTTTTTTATATCCATTTCTTTCAATTTCAATTTTTGCCATGCGATGAACATCTTTCTCATTAATTCCGACAATCTCGAGAAAATTTTTGTAATATGCTTTGCGCGGTAAATTTTTTTTACCTTGTTTTTCGCATAATTTGCGTGCTTGCTCATAGATTGCACTAGCTTCCGGACATCCGCAGCGTAAGAAATTTCTTATATCTGTTTTTGTTAGATAGATTTTTAACAATATTTGTTCTCGTTCAATCGCAAGACCATCTACGTAGTTAATTCTTGACACTTCGCTCCCTCCTTTCTTTTTTAGCTATTACCATGTGTGAGCTAGACACATGCGGTATGTATGAATCAGAAAAGGAGATATTTATAAATGACATAATTTATGTCGTGGTCTAACTCATACAAGGTAATAACTATTTGATAAAATATTTGTTTTACCATCTATTTTTAGAGTACAAATAAATAGCTATCCAACAAATGACTGTTGTAATTGCCCATATAATAAAATATGTATGTTCTTCCATTTCTCACCTCTCCTACTCCTCATTTGCTGTTCAAAATTTTAAACTTATTCTTCAAAAAAAATGCTCTCTACTTTTGTGTTTAATGCTTTTGCAAGCTTAAATAAAGTGTTTGTTGAAGTAGATGTCAAATCACCACTTTCTAATCTAGCTATCAGATTTCGAGAAACACCTGATAATTGCGCCAATTTTTCTTGTGAAATTCCTAATTTTTCTCTATGCTCTTTAATCTTAAATTTCATGCGATCACCTCCTTCTGCATACAGTTTAAAACTTTAAACACCGTTTGTCAACACTTTTGTTAAAAATTTTATACATTATATTGCTTTTTTATTCATATTTGTTTAAAATATTAAATGAAAGTAGGTGAGATAATGTTATTAGGAGAATATATAAGTGATTATAGAAAAGAAAACAATCTTTCTATGAAAGAATTAGCAGATAAATGTAATTTAAGTAAAGGGTATATTTCTATGCTTGAAAACAATTTCAAACCAACGAATACTGGCAAAAATATAACCCCGTCTATTACAGTCATAAAAAAGTTAGCTGATGGAATGAATACTGATTTTGATTTACTGCTATCGATGATTAACGGTGATGTTTCTTTAGTTGATAATGATGATGTTCTTATGGGAGATTCCTTTGATAATATATTTAAAATAGAAAAGAAGAAACTGCCTTTCCTTGGATCTATCGCTTGTGGCGAACCGATATTTGCTGATGAGGATAGAGAAAGTTATATGATGGTAGGAATGGATATAAAAGCCGACTT